AATAAATTTAGTAGCATTTTACATTGTGGAGTAATAGGCTCTAACCCTAGTTTCTATGAGGTGCAGCTAGTCCTCTGATTCAAGATCCTAATCAACTACCTCTTTTTAAAAGCTGCAGAAATAATTTGTTTGTGTTAAATACTATAAACAACATAAATGACAAAAACAGGTAAAAAAGAAAATAATTTATTATTTGTTCCAAAGCTTTGTTATAGTTAATAGAAAGCAGGTAGAGTTCTCAGATATATATACTCCCTTATGTATGTATTACTGCAACCCTAATCAACCTCTTACCTGTTCAACAAAAAAGCAGGAGATACAAATCTCCTGCTTTTTTAATGTTACTTGTAACTAAAAAGAGATCTATTGCTAGAATCCCCAATCTATTTTAACTTATTTTTTTCTTAGCATAAGTCTTTATAACAGCTAAAGCTGCACCTCCTCCAGAAATAGCAGCTAATTGTAAAGCATTAGCATCTACCCCTACAAGTGGAGATATAGTCAAAGCTCCAATAAAAGCCTCTATAAAAGTCCAAATAGCTCTCTCAAGCATATCTTTCATCTCATCTGACATAGCTTACTCCTCCTCTTTCATCTTTGTTTGTACCTTTTTAAATTGATTACACTTTTTTTTAATACATACAAAAGCATTATTTATTAATTCTAGTTTTTCCATACAGGAATGACATTTTATATTCATGATTGTAAATGAGTTAAATTATTTAACTTGCATTCCTTTTAGTATGATTGCCTGTCTTAGAGCTTTGACTTCAGCTTTCAAGTGTTTTATTTCTGTAGATAATAAATCCATAATACCCTCCTGATCTTTTGAAATATTAGAAGTATTATTGATTTTATTTAGTTTTTCAGAATCCATGCTCCCATCAAAGTTTCTATAAGTTACAGTTACTTCCTCTCCAGAGAGTATTGCATCTCTGATTGGTGGATAAATCTCTTTATATGCAGTTGTTGAATTTCCAATAAAGTTGTCCTGTGATGTTTTTCCAACAAGCAAACAACCTGCTGTATCATCATCATCATTACCTATATGCCATAAAATATATTCAAATCCTTTTGGATCTGGTTGCACCCACAACATACCTTTGTGGAACTCTGCACCAAATTTAGTTAAATATCTTGAGTGAAAGCCTCCCTCAGTTCTCAAACTTAGATTATATGTAGCTGCAGGTATTCTTGTTTCTCCCCATTGTTTTACTGTTCTTGCTTCATCCTCTAATGTGTAACAAAGAAAAGATCTTATATTGTCTGTTACATCAAATAAAAGCCCTGTAGTAAAGTCATCAGAGCTATTAAATCTTAATACTTCAAGTTTCATTATTTACCTTATTACCTTAATATAATCCCATTTTTCTTTTCCTCCAATTACAAAAGTAAGCATTCCTGCCCTAGATTTATCCCCTTTTGTGTTTGCAAACCATTCTGAGCCTGAATCTAATGTTGGAGCTTGTAGTATTAATCTATCAGAGCTTTCATAAGCAGAAAAAAAGTGATAATGTCCATGCAAAACAATATCAGCATCACTTGTGGAATTTCTTGAAAATGCTTGATCTGATAGCCATTTTCTAGCTTTAGCTTGTGAGTTCCCCGCACCTTTCATCTGATGTCCATGAAGTAGCAGTAATACTGTATCAGAAACCTCTAAAGTTAAGTGCAATTCATTATCTGGAATAATAAAATCTAAACTTTTGTTATATGCAGGAGATTCTTTAAATATTTCTTGCAGCTCCTCAGCTAACATTACATCTTTATTATCTGCAAAAGTTGTATAAGCTTTGCCATTCTTTCTGTTTTCTCCATGATTACCACCTATAAAACAAACTAAACCTTTGCTAAATAGTGGCATAATCTCCTTAATTAAGGTGTAAATCATCCTCCTAGCTACCTTTTGTTGAGATCTTTCATCCATTATTGTTGAAAATTCTTGCATATTATAATGATTTGAACAAGATTCTACTAAATCTCCTAATCCTGCAAACAATACCTGATCTAATTGCTCTACTTTCTGGATCTGCTTAACTTGTGCCTTAATCTTAGGAATATAGTCTATAAACCTCTCTATTGCTTCCTCAGTACCCTCTTTTCCTATCTGAAAATCTGCAAGTGCTATACAGAATGTTTTAGAATCTTTTACAGGCTTTTTAGTAGTCTTTTTCTTTAATTTACCTGCAGAAGCTAATAATTTCTTAAAATCATCATCAGGCATATATTGCTCACTAGAAACAATCTTTGCTTTAAAATAATATAATCTTTGTGGAGGATTACCTGCCATATCCCAATATCTGATCTCTGCTTGATTCTCCAGAACTTTATATTTATGGGCATCTTTACCAAAATAATTTTCTAATTGTTCTTTCCAATCAACATTATTAGATTTTTGAGGTTGTGAAACTATCTCTCCTGATTTTGTAGCTTGATTAAATTTAGCTGATGGCTCAAATCCTTTGGGATGCTTTATTTTCTTTTTTGTTTGTCTTGGATCTCTATCTTTTACAGTTTTTGCAAACTCTTGTAATTTATTTGATTCTGCCATCTCTATAATCCCTAAAGTATCTCCGTACTGTGTTGTAATTTAGATGCTCAAATTGTTTATAATTATCTACCAAATACTGAGCTGCTATAACATCTGAAATATACTCTTGTTCAGCTTCTTTAGCCACTTTAAGGAATATTGCTCTTGCATCTGGATTATCTAGGATATATCTAGTTGCAGCAAATTGCCCTGATGGTTTTTTGCCCTGCTGTCTTGAGTATTGACTTAATGATTCCATTATTCAACCTCCTATAATTTTAGAATAACAGAATACTTAGACAAATTTTAAGGTTTAGGATTATCAGATTTTACTTTTGCAATATGGTCATTCCAAGTAGTCGTGCCATTAACACTATCCCAATATTGCATATCTAATTGATCAGGGATAGAAGCATAAGCCACTTTTCTAGCTTGAATATAACCGAACTCTTGTTCTTGCCATTTAGAATTAGCAAGATCAGTTATTGCTTGTGAATAATCATCATCAGTAAATTCAAGTCTTTCATTATTGACTTGTTTATATAAAGGTTTAGCAGCTTCAATTTCTGCTGTAGCTTCTGTTGTTAATTCCTCTAATGTTGCCATTGTTACTCCTATCTTACTATATATTTCTTATACTTATTTCTTTAAACCATATAATGTAAATGTTCCACTAGCTATATTTCCACTAGCCATAAATATTGATACTCCATTACAAGAACTAGCAGAAGTAAAAACTCCACCACCCTGCCCACCTTTTAAATTTCCATCACTTCTTATATAAGTCATTTCCTTTGTAAAAAAACTATATTCACTTGCATTATTAAAATTAAAAAGATAAACAATACCTTGCCCACTTTCATTTGTTGCACTTCCTATTGCAGGTTGCCAATTCCATTGAGTATTATTTGTTTGTGCCTCATTTGCAAAAGTTGTATTTACTTGTAAATATTTATCTGCCCAATCATAATTAGCAGTTGTGTTTGGTGTTCCACTTTCTAAAACTCTACAATATAAACTTTGTCCATCTGTACTAGGAACAACATCAAAAAACTTCAGCATATACACATCATAAGTGCTATCAATGCCTGTAAGTGTTACTGATGACACTGCTGAACTAACTGTTGTTTCTGCAATTTTTATTAAGCTACCTGCCATTATTTAACTCCATAAACTGATATTTTTGCTGATGTTGTGTTTCCATCTGCATTAATAAATCTTATTCCTGTAATTGATGATGTATCTTTTAGTACTCCAATATATTTATAATTTCTAAATTGAGTTCCTGACATACTAGACATTTGCATTATTACAAAAGTAAAAGCAGTTGATGAAAAGGGATTAAAAACATATAAAACAACTCCAACACTTTCTGTATTTGGAATAATACCCCCTGCTTCTTGAAGTTTATCTTGTGAAGTTCCTCTTAGTTCGTTAAAAGAACTGTCATCTCTTAATCTTTGGTAAGCAAAATCGTAATCTGAACTTGATATTACACTACCACTTGAATTTATAAACCTAACATTGTTGCTACTGCCATCGAAACTTGAAGTAGCATCTGAAAATGTTATTTTATATACATCAAATTTATTGTTAAAACAATCTGTAACATCAACATTTGCAGTTGCAGATGATACTTCAACAAATTTTGTAAGTTCTAAACTTCCTGCCATTAATTTCCCTTTATTCCATATAAACTAGCAGTAGCAGAAAAATTGCTTGATACATCATAAGTACCAATTTGTATTCCATCAACAGTACTAGCTTGTGTTAAAACACCACCACCATAAGCACCAATTTTATTTGCATCTGTATTGATACACATAGTCATACCACTTGAAAAACTAAATTTACTACTATCCCCTAAATTATAAAAATAATGATACGCATTACCACTTTCAGCAGTATCATTTCCTGTATTTTCTATAATTCTAACCCTGCTAATTCCTGTATTTTTAAATTCAGAAAAAGTTGAAGTTCCAAAATATTCTTGAAATGCAACTTTGTAAACACTTGCAGTTTCTAGCACCCCACTTTCATATAATCTATAACTTAAAATAACATTATCTGTTGCAGGTTGAAAATCATTTATAGTTAACAAATGCACATTAAATATGCTTTCTTTGATGTTTGTAAAATTAATTGCTGATACACCTGAAACAATTTGTGTTTGTATTAACTGTAATTTACCTAAATCAACTCCACCTAGCCCAAATCTAGCTGCACCTAATGGCATATTGAACTCCTAACTAAAATCTTGTAGTGCATTAAGTAATGGAGTACCTGCATCTAAAAATAAGAATGTAACTAAATCAATAGCATTTGCACCTGTGGAAACTGTAAATCCACTACCTCCTGCTGTTTTTGCAGTTACATTACCACCACCATTTACAGTTACAGCATTAATTGCTACTGTTTTAGCACTTGATGCATGTTGAGTAATTTGTAGTGTAAATGTTGAAACTCCATTAGTTGGAACATTTGTAAAATCTATATCTGTAATATTTTCTGTAAGTGTTATAGATCCTGTGTTTCCATTATCCATATCTATAGCTACAACTCCTGATGAACTTGTTACTGCTACATCAACTTCTGAATAATCTTTAAGAGCAATACTGTCTATTGTTGTATCAAGATTAACTGTTACTGTTCCAGAAGTACCACCTCCATTTAGGTTAGTTCCTGCAGTAACTCCCTCAATATCTCCTGCTTCTGCACCAATCCAAGCAGAGCCTGACCATGCCTTCAATAAATTTGCTGTTGTATCGTAAAAAACAGTCCCCTCAACTTTATTTGTAAGAGCAGAGTTTGCTGCACTTTCACTACTAAATATAAAGACTATGGAATCTTGGATATCTTGAAACCTTGCTTCTGTAACAAGATCTCCTGTACTCCAATCAAACCATCCACCTGCTGCCATAAATTTATC